AAAGTTCTATTATCTGGCCGAATAACGTGAACATACTTATTAAGAGGTAACTTCACACCACGACTCGCATTGCCCACTCCGATAGTATTACGAACCGCCTCAGCTGTCGCTTTTTCAAGTAGCTCTCGTCCAAAGGTGGTGGTTGTAAGCGCCGCAATTGCAGTCAGATCAACATCAGAGGGTTGCGCACCAATATCGGAAGGGGTTAGCGCATCACTACCCCCTATAACATGGGTTGCTTTGTGTGCTGTCGGAGATCCGGCAGGACCCGAGCTACTCAATCGAATACTCATCAGGCAGCCCTCAAGACGTGCACGCTACCCGCTGCGCCTGAGACGGACCGGGCAAACAGTTTCTCGTTTTCCGAAAGATCGACGGCAAGCGACGAGCCCGCGGCCAATGGAAAACCGTTAGTATCATCGAGATTGTCGCCACCTACCTCGATTAGATTGGTTCCGGCGTTGATAACGGCGATCGAGGCACCGTACCCGCCGGATGCCTGGCCAGTAAGGACAATCTTTGAGCCGTCTGCGGGCAGAGCAAGCCCCTTGGTAGGCGTTGCCATTTGTTCTTTCCATTTCTGTGGGTGTTAGTAAATATAACTAGACCGTCATAGGCTGCACCTTGAAGTCATCCACGGACCAGTCCGCGCTAGGAAACGTCAACTTTAAACCTACCTGCCCCCTTCTAAGAGGATTGAAGACCTTATTGACCCCAAGAGGAATAGCGAACGAATGATCATACACCGGAGCGTTGCCCGATACTTCCGGGTCGGCGTTCCAGATCCCGATCTGAAAGATGTTAGGTAACATGAGCGCGCGTACCCACTTTGACTGATTTGCCACCATCTCTGGTGCAGTGGCGGCCCCAGACGACTGCGGAGTGTCCGCGGCGGCCTCCCGAGGACAAACTGAGTCAAACAGGTTGGCGTCCGGTCGATATTGGGCGTAAAGACCATTACTAGCATCCAGCCATTTCATAAGAAAACCCAGTCAAATTGCTCCTGCCGAGGTAAGGACACCATCCGCCGTAAACTTCGAGGAGAAGATAACGCCACCAGATGTGCTGAACTCGGATGCTTTGACCATGGGCTCATAAACCGTATCTGCAGCCGCTACCCTCAGAGCGCCGCCCACAATAGAAACACCTGTTGTATTCTCCCACCTGGACAGATCCGTCGAAAAGTCATCGACAAAAGATCTACCGCTTCCAGCTGCGCCTGCTGGACCGACTGCGCCTGCTACACCGTCTGTAAACGAGGTCCCATCCGCCTGAAACATCGCAACGGGTTCGAGATCTTCCGAAACCGACGCGCGTGGTACGTCGACAATTCTAAATCCACGAAGGTGTGGGATGATGCTCATTCGAATGCCTCTCTGTTGGCTTTCCAAGCGATGTAGGCGTCCATCAATGCGGCCACGTTATCGATCTTCTCGTCTTGTCGCTTCTTCATAAGTTTGCGGTTACCATTTGTGTCTTCCAGAGTAATCGCGTTACCCATGGCAAATGACATCAGAGACTGATCGAAGACGAGCGCGCCATCCTCAGAATACTTCTTAAGCTCACCCAACGGAACCGATTCAGTCTTGGCTCCCTGGATAACCTTCTCAATACCGAATGAACCATTCTCAACTTCCCAGCGGGCGAGGAACGGTTTAGCATTGTACGGGTCGTAACCAAATGCTTGAACAACGTAGTCATGTTTAATAATAAACTCGTCTAAGTCGTCAAAGACTCCGCCATCCCCGTCAATATCAAGAACCGTACCCGGCATGACCATCAAACTACCTTCGTTAATAAACTCTTCGTACTTAGCCCGCATGGCGGGCGACAGCTGCAATTGTGTGCGTTCCGTAATATAGCTTCGAGTCTTAACTCCAAACGCTTCCTTACCCATCTTTCGATGTGGGAGCGGAAACAAAAACGTAAACGCACAGAAGTCGTCACCTTGAGAAAGGTCAGCACCCAAAGCGCATATCATTCCGTTAAAAGAACGGCGAGGATGGACCAACGTTTCCTCGTAGGTGAAATAGTAAGTATAGCCTTCCATCGGGATACCAAAACGCTTAGCAAGAATATCGTTGCGCGAGGCCGGCGCTTTCTCCGCTCGCTCAACGTCCAGATGGTAGGTCTCGTATGAGACCGTCTGACCGAGGTTAGGATTAGCCTTGACCCACATACCGGGGTCGTCGACTTCTTTGATGTCGTCCAGTTTATACCAAAAAATGGAAACATGGGGCGCCACATACTCACCCTTAAGAATGTCCGACAGCTCCATTTTAATAGTATCACCCGAGCCGTTGCGCACAGTACCTTCAGAAGATATAGCAACAATTAGATAGTCATCTAACTTTGAAGACCCCTGTTCGATTGCACCAATAACGTCTTCGCGAAGATCGCCAGACAACCATTCATCAATTGTGGCAATTTTGCAGCGAAGGCCTTGAAGCTTATTGATAGCCATCGGCCGAATTTCAAGTAACGACCCCGTCAAGAAATTCTCAATGCCCTTCTTTGTGGATACTAACTTCTGACGAAGAGCTCGGGATCCTGTGGTGTTCTGAATAGACCCTTCGGTAAGGAATTTAAACAGAGGACCGCGTGATCGGATGATGGCGGTTCGGAATGGAGAAAGAACCTCATCCGCCAACTTCATAGTTGGTGCTGTGGTAATCTGGTGTGTGGTAGCCGTATCCACATTAAGGAAAAAGCTTTGAATCAACGAAGCGTACACCGATTTAGCAGCACCTCGAGCCACAATCAGATACTGTTTAGTAGTCAAACGCTTCTTGACGGTACGTTTTTCGTAATGTCCACCATGATTATCTTTTGACGGGACGTATACACTACGCTCAACGTAGTAATACCATCCAAAGATCTGCTCTGCCCATAGTTTGAACGAGAACAGAAGATGAAGATCCTCTCCGTCGGTAAGGGTCATCTCTTCTTCACAGTAAGCAATGAAACCTTCAATTGCCCCTTCATCATAGTAAATGTTGGGGTTTGCGATGAGCGCATCAATACGATTCATCTCCATAGAGATCTCCCGACTAATCGGGATTCGACCGTCCATAACAGCCTCGCGGAACTGACCGTAATATATTGGAATAGCCGTATTAGATAGCGCCATCGCTCACCTCCTAACTTCTACTATTTTGATTTCACGTCAGCTATACCTTCGTAGCCTTCGTAGCCTTCTTAGCCTTCAGGATCACTTTGATCGCCTGAGCGTTCTTTATGTTCTTGTCTCGATCCTTCTGATTAAAGAGCTGCTTCTTTACAAAGTCCGCAATCTTTGAATTACTTTGAGGAGTTGTAAGTTGGCTCACCTGCTGCTCCAGATTCAAACGAGTAGAGAGCTCTTTCAGCTGCTTGTTTGACAGCGACTGAACCCCGCTAGCCCTACGCTGCTGATTAAGAACGCGAGCATTCACAGCTTCAGGCGCAGGCTCTTTACTCTGACCGCCACGCGTCTCGATCTTTCGATCGCCCTTCTTAGTGACCACAACCCGATACTCAGGATCTTTTGTGGGGAAGCGCTTTTCGAGTTTACCTTGTTTACGATCGTGGCGTGACGCGGGAGACTGACGAGCAATAGCTGCTGTAGCCCGTTGGGCTACCGGCTGAACAGCTCCCGTTACATTAACCCTCTGGAGTCTCGAAGAACCACCGACTCGATTGCCTCCAGAACCCAAAGCGCGATCCACGCTTCGATGACCCCAGCGCATACCCTTAATACCGTAATGTAGTAGTTCGTCCTGGGTCTCCTTGTCCTGCACGACTACTGTGTCCGCTGGTGCTGTACGTTTAATGCCCCACGTTTTTCCAAGATTGCGAAAATGAGAAAGTGCGGTTTCCGTCTTTGGGACTTCTGCCATTGCCATCTCATGAGGACTTTTCTGCCGCTTCAAACGGAATTCCATACCGGTAAAGTTTCCATCCCAGACCGCAATACGATCAAAACGAACAGAGTAAAGTCGGCGATCTTTATCAACTGGGTTGGCCGGCGTATCTGGGTAACCAAGCGTCAAATGCGGACGCCATTCCGGGTGCTGCTCAGCCGAATTATACGCAGCCTTAATTGCGGGATTCAATTTCAGCTGATCGCGGTAGGTTTGGACCATCTTGTAGTCCCAGCCCTTCTCAAAGAAAAGAACATCCGCGCCATCTTCGCCAAGGGTACCCCGCTGTTCAACATCCATATAAAATGGTTCAATCAAGCTTGAAGCGTGCTCAACAAATCCGATAATCTCCTCAAGACTATCAGCCGTACCTGCTTCGCCCAAGTAAAGAAGCGTCAAATGGGGTACTTCTTCACTGGAAACTTGCATAACATAGTCGTCATCCTCAGGAATGGCGACAATAACAAGACTGTTCATACTTACCCCTCTCTGACGCCGTTTGTCTATTCTGTAAATTCGTATCCGCGAATAACAAGGAAATTACCCGCGGTAGCGGTACCAATTTGACTTACACCGATCTATTCAGAGCCGTATACGGATCTAGTACTCTAACCGGGTTTGGATCTACCCACTCGCGACCTTCTCGCATCATACTCAAACGCGTTTCAAGCTCTTGAATCTGACTTGAAAAGGCCGTCATCACGTAAGATGTGGTGGGTGGGTCAAACAGATTACGAACCTTGAGGTAAACGTACGTCTTTATCAAACTAAGTTCAGCGACTGTTCCAATAAAGAAATTATTCCAGGTTGCTAGATCACCGTCAACGGCAAAACCGCCAGGTGGCCCAAATCCCAACTGATTAAGGGTGCCAAGAGCCGAATTAATATGCATCGACACCTCAGAATCGAATGCAATGTAGTCCAGCTCAAGACCAAGATTCTTTTTGACGCTCTTGAGGATACTGGGTTCCACGTCACTCAACCCCTTTCAGGATGGGATATGTATTACTCGGATACTTCAACGACTTTACGTGAGTTCTTTTCAACAACCGCCTGAGGACGGCCTTGTGGGTCCGAGCCGTTGGGATTCAGACCAACACGACCCATGGCGTCCTCACGCTTTTCAAGGTTCTTACTGTGCTGCTGAATCCGCTGTTCCTCGGCCGCTTCCACTTTTTTGGCATACTTAGAATCAATTTCGTCGCGAGCATCGGCAAACTTCTGTGCCACCTCTGCGCGCGTAGCGAAAATCTTGCTGTCAGCAGCAACGTACTTGGCGTCATTCTCGGCAATCTGACTACTCCGCTGAGCGGCTTCTTCGTTGGTCTGCTCCTGATTCTGAGCAGCGGTATCAACGTGGTCAGAGCGATCGTCGGCCAGCGCGTCGAGGTTGCGAATTCCCATTTCAAATCTCCTTACGTGGTTGTTGTGTGACATTAGAGCAATTAAACACTACATCAATTTTACAAATAGCGCCTTGCGCACCGATTAGGTGTCGCCGTCTGTCTGAAACGGAGATGGAATGTCGCGGTAAATTGCAGCTGCCTGACGCTGACGGCCGTCGTTAACGCCTTTCACAACCGCGTTGGCACCAAGAATAAGCGCTGCAATCAGGCCCGTAATCTCCGGATTAGCAGGAATATCTGCAATAATCGGGATAAGTGCAGCAATCACAAGCTGAACAATTCCGAGAATGTAGCCAACCTTCGTAGCCAGACCCTTTGGGATGTTGACTCGAGGAACTTCGAATTCGGGAGCAGGAATCGGATTAGGAGTACTCATATAATTCTCCAGTCGTAGATACTAAGAACATCGGTTGAGCATTAGCCGTGTTTTATGGCGTAATCAAGACACGCCCGAGGATCGTAGGATCCCGTACCGCGGTCTGTTTCGCCCCTGTTCATCATAAGGTGAATATGCCACGTGACCGCTTTACCACAACGAGCAACCATGTCGCCGGCGGTAACCGTGTCGCCAACATCAACCGTGGCGTGCTCACAGTGTCCGTAACCAATATGGTGCCCTTGTTTAAATGGGCCAACCGTCTCGAGGACCTCCATTTGAACAATACCGTCGCCTTTAGCGACTTCGCCACTTGGGTTTTTACCCCACCACCCGCCGGAGCGAGCATCAATTATTCGACATTTGACCATCGCAAACAATGGTGCGTTTGGGTGAGTCTGCACGTCGATACCGTCGTGAACGCCCGGGTGATAGCCCCAGTCGTCAGTAATTACAACGGCCATCGGGCGATGTACACGAATAAAAGCGTCATTCCATCGCTTACGAAGCGCGCGACGATACTCAACTCGATTACTCATCTCGTCCTTCTCTACTATGGTAAGATCACGGTGTCGAATTCGAGTACGAAGTTCAGGCGTGACACCGTCCTTCATAACCTTACCTGCATCCATCCCAAGCGTATGACAAAGAGAAGCGGTGAAGCCACGGGACGAAATACCCCAGATGCCGTCATCAACAATTGGGCAATCAATGCTCATATTGGAAAACTGATCTTTAACTTCATGCTGCCAGTTCTTAACATCCTCTCCCCGCATGGGGGGCGCGTCTACCTTTAAGGTTCGTGGAGCAGCAGGCACTAGGACCACCTTCTTTCTCACCAAAGTCTTGTATCCTTTGGGGTTCGTTCAACAAATACCTTGGGGAGCAAACTTTCATCACCAAAATGAATCGCGTTATGCGTCCTGTGGCATGTTGTAATAAGATTGTCGGGGTCAAGCGCCAATACGGCGCCATTACGAAACTCTTCAGGAATAAGTGGGGTAATGTGATGGACTACAAGCTGATCGTGAATCTCGTAACCAGGTACCCCAAGATCACACCCAAAATCTCGAAGAATCACAATCTGACGAATGCGTTTCCACTCTGCTGAATGATAAAAGTCTTGATTCATCCAACGATCACGGCCAAACGTGCCTTGGCCAACTAATCCCTCTAATGACAAATACGCAAACCGATCTTCATACGTTACTAATCTTCTAAGTTGCGAATATGTCTTAATCTTCGTCATCGTCATTAGATGGTGCCTCCTCACCTCGGTATCGACTCATCGATTTAATTGCCTCGGCATAGAGTTCTTCCATCTTAGTTTGAGACTCCATCGCCTGAATCCTAACCTGAGCCAATTCGTTCTCAAACTCAATTTTCTGTCGCTCAAGAATCTCTCGAGCGGATCCATACTTGAGAAGCTGCGTAATAACCTGAGATGAAGCTGTGCGATTACGTAGTTGTTCTTCTGCCACTTCATAGGCGAGAGAAACGAGATCCGCTTCTAGCTCTTCAGGAGTTGTCGGTGGTTTGCTCCGCCTTCTCCCGCCTTCGGGTGGCTTCGCTTTAGCCATCGACTCCTCCTTTCCTGTGATACGTCTAACACTTAACTAAAAATAACTCTTCACTACATCGGTGTTCTAAAACGGTTAAATATAGGGCCAATTGAATTGGCGGGCGATGCAAGTTGACGCTTGCGTCGCATAACTGCGTTAACCCTCTCCAACTCTTTGGCTCGTTGACCCTTAGTAACGGTAGACGCAACCTTTGCTGCCACCCTCTGGGTATGTGCCTTCTTGAGGCTTGCCGACTCTACGGCGAAACGTTGGTTTGATCGATTTGTAATCAACTTACCAATATAATCCTCGGCGTCATTCATCACCTTCATTTGCTCCGTATCCCTCCGAAGCTCACCCAGACTCTGATTAATACCACCACGAGCAATGGCCGGATTAGCTTTAAGTTGGGTAGACCGCTCTCTTGCAAGTTGACCCAACGGACTTTGTGAAGTACGTTCAGCAAGCTCTGCGTGTTTGAACAACACGTTCATTTTAGCGGCATTCACTTTTCGGTTGCCGGCAAGTTTGAGGTCGACCGCTTTGGGGTGCGCCAAGACACCCGCAACTTTACTCTGCGATGCTGCCGACAAATTATTAAACGCACCAATGGCGTGGGGGGATACTTTGTGCACAGTAACACCAGTAGCAACAATGCCAAGCACACCAACAACCGCAACGCCTCCAATAATCATTTTTTTACGATGTGTTCTTTCAGCATCAGTCATCTGCGACTGCTTTTTGGATCGAACCCCGTTGCTATCTCTGAAGCTTCGCTGTGGCGAAGTGGGGCTTGCGGTTTTAGATACTCGAGATGCTGCAGGAGGGACGGAACCTTTCAACTTAGCGGAGGTTGTGCTAATCCCCGCCTTAGCTTTGGTAACTGGTGTACTGATACTCGACTTTTTTGGGGAACCCGGTGCAGTAGACCAGCCGCCATCGTTGCTGTTCTCTCTATACCCCCATCGCATACCTTTCCTACCATAGTGGCTTAGACTTTCATCGCCCATTGACTCGACTTCACCCCCAGTTGACTTTTGTTTATAAATAGATCAGTTAGACTTTGTATGGAAAACAAGTACCTTCTTACCTACTTCAAAGCTTTTTAACCCTACTTTCTGCGGTGGTGAAAACGCCTTACCAACCAAATGTGGCGAGCGTTGACAAACAAAACACCATCCCAGAAAGGCGGATCAATAGGGGGATTTACAAAGAACTCATCATAGAAGTGAGGTTTGTTCCCCCAAAATATACCCGCGGAGTTATTTTTAAAAGCCGGGCGATGAATACGGGGGGTACAACGCTGGGGACCCCCCTCCCCCCCGTATAAATCTTTTAACATTAACATTTATTTAAACTTTTTTTTTATTTATTTAAAAAATTTATTTATTTATTTAAAAATATTTTATTTAATTATTTAAATAATTTTTTTAAGAATAATCTTTTTGTGAAACCTTTTTAAAGTTGGCGTGCACGGCCTGGGCTAGTACCTGGTCGATAGCTTCATGTCGTGCTTCGTCTTGCATCCATTGAGGTAGCTCGGTGGATGTGAATGTATAGCGAGCCAGCAATCCACATGAGTGATAGCCATGCAGCTCATCGTATAGCCACCATGCATGGAAGTCATCGAATGGGTTATGAGGATTGTCATCTGTAGTGAGCATGTACACAACTTCATCTGCGCTTGATGTGTCATCTATACTATCCGTGGATGGTGGAGCGGGATTAGCCATGTCTATGTTCACCTCTCTCTATACGTTCTTTATACTATACGATCAACCACCGGTGCCCCCGGGCGGGGGAGGCGGGGGCGTGTGGGGGTTGGGGGTACGGGGACAGGGGTAACTCAGCTGAAGGTTACTAACTAGTAGCCCCCCTATGGGCGAGCAGATGGTTACTGTTACCGTTGTTACCGTTGCTACATCAACAGTATCATCTAACATCACCTGCTCGCCACCTTCATCTTACCTTGTACCGTTAGCCTATGGTGTTCTTCAATGTAGTAAGAGACACCCCTAGTGCACGGGCCACCTCTGCTTGGGTCTGCCCATTAGCAAGCATCTGCTTAGCACGTGATGCCATACCAGTATCCATCACTCGCTTCGGCTTTGGTGTAGCATACGCCTTCACCTTGTCCAGGTCTGTGTTGGCAAGGATGCGCCGTAGATTGGTCTTAGCAATAGCACCAGCCTGGATCGCTTCCCACTCCTTGGGCGTGATCTCGATCTTCTGCTTGTCTGCACCAGTGATGACACGTGCCTTAGCCAGCGTACGTGCCAGGTCCTTCCTCTTGTCGTCGTCCGACCAATCCAGATTCTCTTGAAGCTTTAACTTATGCATTGACTTTGCCACGACCTGGGCCTGCCTCTCCCGAGGCGTGTTAGAAAGGGCAACATTAAGCTTAGCATTTAGTGCATCTACCTCGCCCTTGTACACCCGTGCCGCAGATGGTGACTTAGCCGGCTCCTTAATCTTCAAGGTCTCCAGCCTAGCCTCGTTGGCCATAGCCTTCATACGATTAGAATGCTCAGCATAGACCCGTTCGACAGGCATGCCCCCATCATCAGACAGAAGCGTGCGGGCATCTTTGGTCTCGGCCAACTTCTTAGACCGCCTCTGAACGGGCGTCTGCTTCGCAGGGTCCACCGTCTGAGTCTTAGCATCCCATCCCGACTTAAGCTTACCCGTAGGGGTGTAGACTAAGTCGCCAGTCTTAGGGTCAATGGGTCCACCCTCAGACGCCAGCCTTAGCTTGCGATCATTCACAAACTCTAGAGACTTAGCCTTAGTGATCAGGGTCGAAGCACCCTTAGGGTTGCCCGTCTCAGCCACGCCTTGATATTGACGCTTAAGGGCCGCGATACTATTGTCTCTAAAGGAAGCACGATAGTCAAGGCCATGCTTCTCTGCATCGATGACTACCATAGAATGCTTAACCGCTCGAGCCAAGTACTCGGTGCCCGCACCCTTGATAGTCATGTCAGAGATGAGGTTGGTGATCTTACCCATCTCGGTCTGGGTGTTCTTCTTAGTCATAGCTCTCGGGTCGATGACTTTACCATCGGCATCCTTCTTGAGACCCGGGATCTTGTATTTAACCTGAGGATCAAACCCACGAAGCCCCTTAAGCGCAGGCGTACTCTTAAGTATTCCCTTACTATTAGGAATGACCAAGACCGTATCGCCATCGAAGTCAGCACCAGATAGACGTTCAGCTACCGAAGGATGTACACCGACCGCATCCTTAGCAGACTTACCCAATAGCGCTATGGCACCACGGTTATTGTTGTTTACCGTAAGCTCAGGAATCTCAAACGTACCACCGTGGGGATAACGAATGAGAGCAACCCGATCACCGTTGTCATAGTTAGGCGCATGGATCTCGGTCTTCCTCATAGAGTTAACCGGAAGAAGAACGTGCGTAGATTGACCCGGAAGCTCAGCGGCTTTAAGGTCTACTGCTTTAGAATCCGTACTATCGGCGAATGAGTCAAGAAGCTTACGCTTGACCGTAGGGTTTGTAAGCACCTTAATCTCGTCGAGCTCTTGACGAGACCGATCTCGCGTGATAGCCAATTGCAGCTTAGCCAACGCGGGTGCTTGTTTAGAAAGAACCTGAGACGACAAACTCTTAGACCACTCCCCCCAACCACCCTCAACACCGGCACCGTCTTTAGGCCCAACAATGTTCATAGCCGAAGTTACCTTTTGAGTCTTAGGATCTACGATCTGTCGAACAATCGCACCAAAGAAATCCTCATCCTCAGACTTAATCGGCTTCAGCGCGTCGAGTTTGTTTCCGGTGTTTGGTTTGTTGGTATTAAAGACAATATCAATACCGTCAGGAAGATCATCTTTCTTGATCGCCATACCTTTAAGGTAATGCGTCTTGTCTACCATGACGCGAACCTGACCATACCGCTTGTCACCGATATCAAGATCTTTCTTACCGGGGCGAATATACATAACACCGTCTGCATCCGCACCGCCGTCCTCAGCATGGCGTACCGCAATGCGCTTAGAAGAGATCGAGATAGGATGTTGAATACCAATGAAGCTCTTGCCACCATCAAGAGATGTCTGATCAACGATCTGCTTAATCAACGCAACGTCTTTAGGATATGGTGAGCCCGGAGCCCCCAAAGCTTTCAATGACGTTTTGTTACCCGCGCCAAATGCTTGCGGAACGTTTTGATAGTGCTTAATATATCCCTCTTCTTCAAGCTTAGCCACCGCAGTCTTAAGTTTATCTGCAGTAATCTTAAGGTTGTTAGGTAGATTGAGGTGTACACCCGAACCAATGTCAATATATCCCTTCTCTGCAACTTGCTGACGAAGCATGTCTGTAGTACCCTTAAGAATATCCGACTTCTCTTTGGCACCCGGCGCCAAAAGAGAACGGACCGATGATTCGTTGATACCACCCAAGCGTTGGCCAATAACCGTGTTCGACTTACCCTCTGACTTAAGCCGTTCTGCCAAACGAATCCGATCCAATTTATACTCGGTCCCGGCAATAGACTTCAAAGCACGAACGCGAGTAGACGTCCACATATCTGGTCGGTCTCCTGGCGCCCTAAAATGATCTGCAATCTGAGCCTCCGACATACCAGCCTTCTGAAGATCTTTAATCGTCGAAAGAAATGTAGCATTGCGAGCAGTTTGAGAAAGATTGGCATTACCCCCAGAGTTCCAAGGATAACGACCGGACTTTCGGAGAATCCCGTAGTGCATCAGGTAGTCTTCTTCACTAATAATCAAGGCGTTACCTCCTCCCGCAATTCGGTGAGTCGAATATCAAACGCAATAATCTTCTCCATGATGTGTTTGATGAAGCCGGGGTCACCAATATAAACTCGGCAGCGACGGTCTTGATAGATGCGTAACTCAATCCCTCTAAGATCAAAGGGATCAAAATTATACTCCAAGCAGAATAGGGCAGCGTAGACTTCAAGCTGATGCTCCGAAGTCGTAGTCTCCCCTGTTTTAAGATCCGAGATACGGAGAAACCCGTATCGGTAGGATATAGCGTCCGCCGTGCCGAAGCAGTTAGGCGAATAGAACAACAACTGCTCGGGACGCATCTTGTACTGAATGCATTGATTAATATACATTCCAAGAGTAGACGCCTCGTTGTCTTGAACGACTCCTTCATCAATAGCGACCGCGGCATAGGTGTGTTGAATAACACCATCCTTCGCGGCCATCAAAGTTTTAAAGCGCAGATCGAGACGCGTCTGATCGTAGTTAATCCAATGATATGAACTTGGACTAAGAAATGCGTGCTTCTGTTCAAGATGCGAATGCGCGTTCCATTTCACTCAGAACTTCCTCCTCATTCTCCGGATAAATAAACGCAGCGTAGGACATCTCGTTCATACGCTCGACAAAATGCGGCTGATTAGATTGGGTTGTTGCGTCTTCTGACTTTTTCACTTCCAAGGCTGCCCAATGCAAACCGACAAATATAGAAAGATCTGGAAACCCTTGTTGATAGGAGGAATCGTTTTTCATGACGATACATCCTGGAAACTTTTTTTTGATTCTTTTAATTAACTTCGCTTGATACTGCGCTTCGGTCATCAGACACCCTTTCGCTAAAAAATTAGCCCGGAGATCCGAGGCACATTCCACCATTCTACTATACCATAGGAAAAGTAACCGACTCAATGTCTGAAAAAAATAAGACGTGTTCACTCTCTCGCCGCCCCCAGAATATAAGGGCTAGCGAGAGAGACACGATGCTCACCCCATCAAACGCCTGAGGTCACCCAAAGAGAAAAATCATCCAAGCACCTTAAACTCTTGAAAAGTTATAGCGGCGTAGGTACGGTTAAGAATAGACAGGACAATATCCGACTCTAACAACCCGTTAGCCATAGCGCACTCCCATGAATTTTTATAAACTTCACCGCTATGACAATCTACAACCCGTCGTTTAATTGGATTAGAATAGGGTTCGTTGAATTGTTTGTGATAAACAACGGCGTGCCACCGTGGCCGCCACATAAGATTGGAGACAGCGTTGTTGTTACGATCACCGTCGAGGTTGATGGGCGTATCAAAGGCCGCGTTTGGTTTACGTAAATATGCGGCCGCAACCAGAAGAGGAACCGACCGATGAAACTGGTAGCCGTCCTTCATAAGCTTCACACCCAACACACCATACTGGTTGAGCTTGGTTTGCATAACACGATCCGTCTTACCGTTACGAATATAACCAAACGTGCTTACTTCGTATTGTGGAAAGGAATTGATGGTAACCCACTCTTCATGTTCGGTCACAATACTCCTTCTCCAAACGAATCAGTTTCTCTAAGTCGCGTTTGACTTGCAGTAAAGATATAGTGTAGTCTAGCTTGTGTTTATGTTCGGGCCTTGCATTGACCGTGAATATAACATGACAGATGTTTGTCGACGCACTGGTTAAGTAGTCTTCTACTTGATAATTCACAAATTCATCGTCCATACGTCACCTCGCTTTCTAAAATTTTTCTTTAACCCCTTGATGAAGACGAGCGCTTCGCGCTAGATGTCGGGGTGAGACGTTTAAACGCCGCCTAAGCTCAAATATAGTTAAACTAAGACAACCTTAGGGTACGGCCACGAATATGGTTTAGAAGCCGTGTGTGTGGCCTTAGACAGGATCCTAAGTATTCATAACAATCACCACACTACGGTCGGTTACCTTGGACGAGAACTGCCCACTACCTTGAAGAGTAAAATATACGACTAAAAGTTTTGCCAAGAAACAGAGGTTTACGAACTCCTTAGGTTATACACTTAATGTCTTATTATATACTTTTAGACATTGAGTCTCACGTACAAAAAGGAATATAGGACCAAAAGTGGCAGTAGATAGATTCAGACGAATGTGGTAGTTTGCAGGGGTTTCGTGTTTTCAGCTTGCCAAGATTCTGCCAAGCTTTTGAAAGTTGGCACATAAACGCTCTCCGTCACCCCTTCTTTCCCTAACCCCAATCGTCCCCCAACTCCTCTCAAATATAAGCCCGTTTACACCTCAAAACCCGTTTGCCAAGATTTTGCCAAGATTTTAATGGCACGCAAATAGCGACTTTTTTAATCCCGCTCTTTGCGAGAATATCATTCACTCTCTGAACTCTTCCCATTAGTACACCATTCGCCAAGATGTCCACGACTACTCACCGCATGCGGGTCCTTAGTGGGGATCTGCTCTACCTCGTTCCACAAGTCATACTCCTCTGACAAGAATCGCCACATTTTCTCAAATATAGCATGCGGCAACACGAAGTAACTTACGATTGCTTCCTCATCGAAGTCGTACTTAAAGACTATGAAAGTTCGTGAACCGTTTGAACCGTAGTAGGTGTAGAGATCATAAATCAATAGTCGCATCTCTTTATCAACCGGCCCGATGGTTTCCAAAAGGAACTCAATAGACTCATCTTTCTTAATCTCTGCCCCAAACCAATCTCGAATATGGTCTGTTGGTTCCTCTACCGTCATGATAGTCCTCCAATATAGTTTTAGATTACCAGATCTCTTTCGTTGAAGTTCCGTTTGTCATTCAACGCGTTCCAAATTGCCGTGTCAATCATACTCTTTGACCGCAGCGCGTAGTAATGTAGATCTTTGAACGGAGTGTTCAGTCGGTCAATGCGTCCATGGCACTGCTCCCAGGTTTTGTATGAATATGAGAGCGAGTAGAACGCAATTGCATCCGTGCTTGTACAGTTCCAACCCTCAGCTCCAGCGGTATACTGTACAAGATATAACCAGCGCACCGAGTCCGGGATCCCCTGGTGTTTGTGTCCGTTCCACTCAGCTACCTTAGTGTCCGGGTAGTCCCATAGCGTCTTACCAAGAATACGCAGGTGCATTAGTTCGTAGTCAAAGTTGTAGAATATGATTAGCCGAGGATGCTTCTTACTCAGCTCCTCAATTGCTTCTACTCGAGATCGGTCTGAGTTTGCTACCTTACGCATCAGCCTGAATACGCCACCCATGTCCTGAATGGGTTCGTTCAAATATGGATCCCATCGCTTCTTCAATACCAAGTCCATCTTTGTTTTGTCGTACGCACACCATACATTGTGCCCGTGCCGAGTTGTGTGTCGCTCGTACGGCATGTGCACCAAAATGGAATTCCTTAGCTGCACCAACCTACCTACGTCGCGATAGCCACGAATCTTCGGGAACTTAGAAAATGGTTCATAGATTATGTGAGCATTCACAAACTCCGTCTGCGTACGGTAGAACCCATTGGCTCGGAACACGGGAATATAGTCTACCCACGTGTCGCCCGGCGTAGCGGAGAGAAGGATCCATGCGTTACGCTTGGCAATCTTAAGAAAGGATCGCACCCATGCTCCACTACCAACCAGGCGTTGCTCGTCAAATATAAAGAAAGCGTCCTTCACTTCCTTATACTTGGCCAGGTTGTTCCATGAGTCAACAGTGATGACACCACATAGCGAACTCTCATAGTGTCGAGAGACCCCGAACGACGACGCCTCCTCTTCCCAATCAAGAGAGTCGCGCTTCTTAGCCGTGGTGATAACCACCAACGGCTTTTCAAAGTGTTCCTGAATATAGTAGGCCATACTCACTCGAGTCTTACCCGTACCAACGCCGCCCGAGAGGATTGACCCATCCTTCAGTTTCGCAAGAGCCTCTTCTTGATGAGGACGAAGAGTAACTTTGGGTACACAAATATGTTCGGGTGGTCCGGGGATGATTGCACCTCCTTATCAACTGATTCGCCGTGCTGAATCTGGTCTACCTTGCCGGCGATTGTATAGAAAAAGCGAGCGTCTTCACACCCGCATACACGTACTTCTTCTCGAGTCATCGGTTTACCTAACGCCGAAATATGTTTCACCTCAGTCATTGGTGTGCACCATGGCCGAGCATTGGGTTCATCTGAGCTCGAGAAATATCGGCTGCTCCCTGGAGAAGACCAGCTTGGGTCCAGCAGTCTGTAGATTCGGCGCACGAGAATATAGCCTGATAGGTTGCGTTTGGATCTGAGTCGAAGTCCGGCAACTCATAGTTGACGCCTACTACTAATGCCGCCGACGCAATTCGAACGTCGACCGGTACCATATGTTGGCATTCGTCACAGTCTTCATCGTATTCGATGGCTTCTTGCTGGGCAATGAACTTATCAATCAA